GGGAGCCAAGCGCGAAAGGGCCAGGATCTAGAGTCCAGGGGCTTAACGAGTTTGTTGACCGATTAAACGCTGAATCTTTTAAGGTTTTTGCTAATTGCAAGCACTGGTTGAGAACCGTGCCATCGCTACCATCAGACCCTAAAAAGATTGAGGATATTGACACTAAGGCAGAAGATCATTTGTTTGACGCTACAAGATATGGCCTTATGCACAAGAGAGCGAAATCAAAGAAACCTAAACCAAAGAAAACTGATCCTAACCCGTTTACTCTAGAATGGTTAGATAGGATAGAAGAACTTTACGAGGATTATAACGATGGCTGATCTAGAGATCTCCGCATCAAGCTCAACGATATCACCTGATGTTTCATCTAACTCAAAGGGGTTAATCAGAGAGTTTCATAATATTGGGCTTTCATATAGAAAATGGAAGCGGAGATATAGGGAAATAGAGCACAGCCGTAGATATGCTCTAGGAAGAACAACTTGGCGCTCTCAGACCGTTACGCCTGGACAGGCAAGTCAAGAAGCTGGTAGGATCATTAAGGGGAACATTATTCATGCAACCCTTCAGAATATCTTACCTCTTATTTACGCAAAGAATCCAGAGATTCAGGTAAAACCAAATGAGCATGTAGATCCTTCTGGTTACGAATACAGAACCGCTGATCTATTTGCTAATACTCTTCAAATAGTTCTAAATAGTTGTCTTCATAAGGCAGAACTAAAAAGGGTATCAAAGCAGGTATTAAGATCTTGCATGGTAAGCAAGATTGGCATTGTCAAGGTTACATACCAGAGAGATTATATACAAGATCCTTTGGTTAGTAGGCAATTAGACGACGCGCAAGAAACCCTCGCCTCTCTCATGGATACAGTTAGGAGAGAGGATTCTGTTGATGAGCAAGACAAAGACGCCTTAGTTCAAGAGCAAAACATGATTGTAGAAAGCTTGCAGAAAAATGTAAGCGTTCTTCAGAGAGAGGGATTAAATCTAGGTTACGTTCGTCCTGAGGATTTCAGGATGGATACCTCGCTTGATTCTATTTCGGATTACAAACAAGCTCGTTGGATGGCCAACAGAACTTGGATGACCCCGAAAGAGGTTATGACACGCTTTCAGCTTTCTAAAGAGCAGATAGAAAAGTTTACAACTTACCGCAGGAACCAGAACGGAATTCCTCAGCGCTTGACGAAAGATTCTAACGTTGGAGAGGGCGAAGACGTTTCTGTTGCATTAGCAATCTGGGAGTATTGGGACAAAATAACCCAGACTGTATATACCTGGGCTGAGGGCGGAGACTCATACGTTAAAGCACCGTTCCATCCTACAAAAATGGGTGATTGTTGGTTCCCGTTCTTTATATTGGGGCTTAACTGGGTAGATGGAGAAGAATGGCCTATATCTGATGTAGATCTTCTTGAGAATCTTCAAGATGAATATATGACGATTAGGACCCAAGCTTCTAAGCATAGGGATCTTTCCGCACCGTTTTATGTTGCAGATTCTAGTAGAATTAACTACGAAGATATTGAGACGTTCTCTAATGCTACAATCGGAGATATAGCCCTGATTAACGCGTCTGGAGCCGGGGTTAATACCGTATTCCAGCCTGCTACAGTGCCACCGTTTAACCCGATGATTTATGATACATCTGCTATTAGGCAGGATATCGAGTGGATCAGCGGGCTTGGAGACGCTGCTAGAGGTTCTGTCGCTAGGTCTAAAACCGCCACAGAAGCTAACATCCTACAGGAAGGCTTATCGACAAGGGTAGGAGAAAAAATCGACCTTTTAGAGGAGTGGCTAAAAGATATTGCTACATTCTCCGCAGAGATATTGCTTCAGGAAATGTCTCCTGAGATGGTATTGCAGGAAGCCGGGCAAAATGCTTTTTGGCCTCAAGTTGACAAGCAAACGCTTTACGATCGCACGTATATTGAAATCAAGGCTGGCAGCACAGAGTTGCCAGATAAGAACACCGATCAAATGCGCTGGATAGAATTGATGCCTATAATCATGCAGAACATCGATGCTATACAATCTATGCGCATGTCAGGAATTCCTGATGAATTTAACCCGTTTATAAACCTTGTGAAGGAGACTTTCAAGCGGTTCGATGAGAGAATAGACGTGGCTAAGTTTATTCCGCCTATTCCTCAGGATGTTATGGAATATGCTATGCAGAATCAACAGATTCAAGCAGCTATGGGTGTTGGTGGTAATATGTATGGTGGTCAACCGGCTCAAAGGCCGGGAGGTAGGGCGAATCCTGAGTTTGTCAGGCAGGAAAACGCTCCGGCAAACAGGGTTAATCAGCGATCAAGGAATCAATATCGTAACCCAGAAGATATGAACAGCTAAGGGAGAAAACATGGCTCAACCTGAACTAAGCAACGAGGAACTATTCGATTCAACTAAAGATGTGCTTTCTAAAGCTTTTGACGAGATGCAGGAAGACAACTCTACGGAGGAAGACGAATTAGACTTAAACACTCCAACCTTTGACGAGGCTCAGGAAGAGCAGAAAGCTGAAGAAGAACCTAAAGCTGAGGTACAAGAAGAGCCTGAAAAGGAGGAGGAGAAAACTCCCGAGCCAGAAGTAGAGGCTAAGGCTGAAGAGAAACCGGAAGAGACTGCAGAGGTAGAGCTTAGCGACGAAGAGATTCTAAACAATCTCAAGCCGAAAGCTCAAGAAAGGTTTAAAGATCTAGTTTCTAGGTCGAAAGAACTAGAAGATAGAATATCGCAGCTAGAACCTTCTGAGGCCGTGGCTTCTCACGTTCTAAATTCTGGAACTCAGCCAGATCAGCTTAATTTCGCTCTAGATGTATTTAAGGGGCTTAATTCGGGAGACTGGGAACAGGCTAGAGCTGCATTAAGCAAAATAGACGAGTTCTCGAACATTATAGCTGAAAGATTAGGTGTTTCTGATCAGGGTCAAAACGATAAATCTTCGTTTGGAGATTTTGACGATTTGTCACAGGCTGTAGAAAACCTAGAAATGTCCGAAGATTGGGCAAATAAATTAGCCCAACAGAGGGTTCAACAAAACTCTATAAACCAGTCTAAACAAGAGTTCGAAAGGCAGAGCCAAGAAAGTTATCAGCAGCAGCAAACTTTTTCACAAAACCAAGAAAAAGCTTACAATGAAATCAAGGCTTGGGAAGAAAGCATAAAAACATCAGATGCTGACTTTGAGTCAAAACGTGATATAATGTTGGACATCGGTGAAAAGATAGCAAATTCGGGGGTTGATCCCAGTAATTGGCTACCTCTTCTCAAAAACGAATACGAGGTTCTAACTAGAGGAATGTCGCTTGCCTCTAAAAATAGAGCTTCTGCTAGTAAAAATTCTGGGCCCCTAGCACCCAGTAGTTCAAGTAGCGGCAACGTGGATGGTAGTGAATTAAAGCAGGCAGAAGTAACGCCTGAGTTTTTACAGTACCATCTTGATCAACTACATAACAGGTAAAAGGGCGTAAAAGCTGAGCCCCGCCCACTCAGTAGCACAAGACAATGCATTCGTGCGGCAA